GGTACGTAAATTACTATAACTACCTGCGCCATTTGCTTTAAAGGTTAAATCGAAAATAGGGCTTACATTTCCAAATATAAACGCATATTCAAGCATATAAACACCGACCGCTAAATTAGCAGGTGTTACAAAATCAATATAAGCTCCATTTGTACTCAGCGTCTGAATCGCCAGATTTCCGAAAAAACTATTTACTGCAAGTGTGCTATTAGTAGTAAAACCAGTTCCAACAGAACTACCAACAACGACGCTATTAAATACTACTTCATTCATATTGCCTGAAAGGAAAGGCACATTTGTTGTAGCAGACGTTAATGTTTGATTCGCAGTAGCGGAATTATTCGATCTATTAACAGTAGTAATAACGCCATTATAAGTTGAACTTGTGAATACACCTGTATTTGGGGTAACTGAACCTATTGGTGTATTTTGAATAGTATTAGGAGTGACAGCTGTACCACCCGTTATAAGACTTATAGCAGTTTGAGGATAGCTTACAGGATCATAACTAAATTTTGCACCTGTCCCTGTTACCGTTACAGTGCCTAGAATAACATCTGCTGCAGCTAAGAAAGTATTTAATACACCACCTGCAGTCGTAATATTAATATTATTAAGCGAATCAGCTTGTGAAAGATAAGTTATCGTATGCGTGCCTGATATTGTAGAAGTAATATCACCACCATATTCAGAATTAAAAGAGGTAACATTCACATCTGATATAGTAACAGCACCGCCAGGCGTTGAATTAGCGAAAATAATATTATCACTATTAGCAACAGATGTTCGACCTGTATAAGATATAGTCCCACCTAATAATACATCATCAAAATAAACAAAATTAGTTCCCGTCCCTGTTGGTGCAAGACTCCAATTTCCATTTGTAGATAAGGATTTTATAACGACATTAGCGCTCGCTGTATTATTAAAATTAGTTCCAAAAGTAAAGGTAGTAACGCCTAAAAGCCTCGTTGCTACAAATCCTGTACCTATAATATTTACCCACGGTTTCAATGTAACTGTCGCTGATTCTGTAGTTATCCCGCTAACCATAATAGAATAACGCTGGGTATTTGATGCGGTTGTTATGGTTGATAAAGCTTTACCAACGGTAGCATATGGATTAATTGCCGATCCTGAACCTGTCGTATCCGATCCTAAATTTCCATCCACATAAACAGCCACTAAACTTGTGCCGACTAAATTTAATAACTGAGCAATAGATTCTTTATAAGTAGTACCCGCTTGAACTACTGGAAATATATCTGTCGTAGCGGGTGTTACAATAGCGGGCAATCCACTAATAGGTATTTGATCAGCCATGATTAACTCTCCGTTTCAAGAAGCTTTCCATCTTCAGTAGAAATATTAGTAAAACTTTCTGTTGCAATTAATTTTTTAATTCCTGGTGCACCTGCCTGATTATTCAAATCAGCATCGAATGGCGAAAATACTAATGGCGAATGAACTAAATCATCTAGAGCATGATTACTGAATCGCATAAAAGGCCACGCTCACATCGGCAGTTGTATCATTAGTAATAAAACTCAATACATCTCCAGCCTGAACATCTCTTGCTGCCGGATTTAATTGGGAAGCTGTTGCTACAAAAGAGCCGGTAGGAACTACGGCAGTTGCTCCATTAGCAACCCACACACGAGTTCCTGGTTCAAAAGAAAAAACAGCGATTAAATGTAAATTAGCTGAAGTAGGAGCACCGCCCAAAGGTATTGAATTTGGTACAGTAAGAGACTGAGCTACGCCAGTAGAAAGAGTTGTTTTGTAATTAGTGTCACTAAATACAAGGCCAAATCCATTGTAGCCATTAATGTCACGCGTCATATTAAACTTTGTAGTCATAACAACCTCCATGTTGTTATCAGATTATAGAACGCTGATTTGCTATGCTGGCTCAGCGACCGAAGCCTCTGTACGTTCCAAGCCGTTAGGCAAAGAATTAAGTAAACTCGTATATTCTCACTAACCCAGAACCACCATTTCCTGATGCAACAGCAGAAGTTCCTCCAGCTGAGCCAGCTCCGCTATTGGCTGGCATGTTAGCGCCTGCACTCAAAAAGCCACTAATTCCCATTATTGGAGCACCACCACCTGCTCCTGAAATTACTGCAAAACCAGCTCCTCCTGTTCCACCTGAAATTGTTAGCGTACCAGTGGATGAACCAGCGCTTCCGCCAGCACCACCTGCGCCGTTAGTAGCAATCCCAGCCGATCCTCCTTTTGCAATAACAAGAGAACCAACTGAAGTGTCGCCGCCAGCATTTCCATTGGTTGCTGTATTGGCTGCAATTCCAGTTCCGCCAGCACCAATAGTGACTGTTTGAGAGCTTGCTGTAACATAACCTTCTGCATAAGCACCACCGCCGCCTCCACCGCCAGAGCCGCCAGCCATACTACCGCCGCCCGAAGCGCCACCTCCCCAACATTGAACTAATGCTTTGGCGGCTCCTGCCGAAGGAGTGTAAGTTCCGGAAGAATTAAAAATCAGAAAGCCTAAGAATCTTCCGGTTGTTGCGGTAGTGGATAATGTGCCGGAAGTCGGAAGCGTTACATTTGTTGCGCCAGTTTGAGTTAAAGTAAGCGCGAAATTACCGGAAGTTGTAAAGCTATTAGCTGTTGATATATTTCCACCAAGAGTAATCGTATTCGAGTTACTTACTCCTGTTCCACCGCTAGTAGCGGCTAATGGTGAAGATGAATTTACATTAATTGCATTATTCGTTGCCATAGTTTATTCCTTTAAACTATTAACTATTAATTATTAACTATTACCCTTTTAAGCTATTGTTAAAACGCCTTGAGGACCACTTAATGCAGCCCAGGTTGTATTAGCAGTTACGCAAACTAATTCAATTGAATCCCATTGATTAGTTGAAGAAATACTTCCAGTGATTCCTGTAGTTGTTGCTGAGCTTCCCACATGAATAGTAACGCCCGCTGGTTGTGCTATTGTCCAACCGCCTGAGCCTTTTCCCATGACATTAATTGCATCCCCTAAACTTGCCGTCGCTGGCATTGTTAGAGTAACTAAACCAGCATTGTCAGCAATGTAGCCAGAATTAACATTCATTGTTGCTGACGTTCCCGTTACATCTGTCCAACCAATACCGCCACCGGAGGCTGAAATAGTGATTGATCCAGCGCCATTAGAAATAGATACACCGCTTCCACCAGTAAGTGTTGTTAAAACAGGATTTAAACCAGTACTACCAATAATTAATTGCCCATTTAATAGCGGACCAATTCCTAAGTTCTGTCTGGATGTTGGAACACTAGTCACATCTGATAAGTTGTTCGCTTTTAACATTCTTGCTGCGAGATCAGAAGTTAGATTAGTAACTTGTGATTCGCTAATAACTAAACCTGTTCCAACTAAAGTAGTAACTAAAGAAAAAGTAGCTTGTTTTGTAGTGCCTGTCTGAACAATAGGTAATATATCAGCGCTATTAACTTGCGTTGCTACAGGTAATTGACTTATCTCTGGCATAATTAATTATCCTTAATATTTTATCATCCATGTCACAAAAGCATTAACAGGTCGAGATTCTGTTCCGCCAAATTCATTGATAGTAATAACAGTGCTATTAGGACCAGATGCAGCTGTTGCTGAAGATGCGTCGATTATCTGAGCGGCTGGCTGACTACCTCTTAATTGAACCGTATTATTATGTTTATGAGAATAGATTTGATCTAATTCAAAACTACCTACATTTGAACCCAGAATAGCGCTTGCTATTCCATAACGATTATTTACATCCAAATCCCAAATATGAGTTGCATCTGTTCCACGTAAGAACATTCCACGCAAATCAGGTAATGCGAATTTATAAGAGTTAATTGCTTTTTGAGTTTTTGTTGCAACATTGGCAGCCGTGTCGCCAGTTGCTATATCAACTTCTATTAAATTGCTTACAGCGGGTGCAGTTCCTGTACCATCTTTTTTAAACCAGACGTTATAGGTTGTTCCGGCAGAATTGGTCTGAAATGAAAAATAATTCCCGGAAGTTATTCCTGAAGCAGCGCTCATAGTAATAGTATTTACTTGGAAAGAATTAATTGCTTGTGCAATAGCATTGGCAACTTCAACTGCAGAAGCAGTCGGACAAGTAGTTAAGTCAACTTCAATTAAAGTTGCGCCCCCTGCGGCTGGCGGTCCTTCTGCGGTAATTTTAAACCAAACTTTATAATCAACAGTATTGTTACTGTAAGTAAAATAAAGTCCTGTTCCTCCGCCTGCTAAATTAGCTGCTGGTAAAGCGGTAATATAGAATTCATAATAAGTTCCTACTGATCCATTCGTAGTATGCGTACTAACAAAAGTCATCCCTGTATTATTATCGACGCATTGATTGCCGTTATGTGTTCCATTAGTAAATGTTGATATTCCAGTTACCACACCATTGCCATTTGCATAGGCTTTGTAATTAGTGGTGGCAGCTCCCGCAACTGGAGTTCCAACTGTTCCATTAATAGGAGTGCCACTTACATTTGCCGGCGTTGCATTAGCAGTTACAGCATTAGCATTTAGAATTATTTGAGATAATGATTGACTATTAATATAAGCAATTGAGAAAGTTGAACCATTACCAAATATAGGAACGTTTAAGCTATTATTAAATATTTTTGCTTGCAATCTTGAATATGGAATACCATCACTGGAATAATCATTAGTTAAAAATACAGATCCATCACAGATTAATTCTCCAATACCTGGAGTATTATTCATCGAGCCGAATATTTTACCAATAGGAGTAAGATCATATCCAAATCCATTTGGCGTGTAGACAATCGGTAAATATAAATCACTGCCATCTGCGGCAGGCTGCGGTAAAGAACCTGCACTTAATTCTGCAGTCTGTTGATAAGAGTCTTGCGTTGGGAATTCAGTTAAATTTGTATCATTTAAAGTTAAAGCAAAGTTACTTAACTCAACTGTATTAGCAGCTGTTGGCGGAAGCTGTAACTGTATTTCAACATAATCATCACCGTTGGGACCAATCATATCGCCAGCATTAGAACCGAATAATAAAGTAGTATTAAATTTAGCTGTATTTAAAGTTAAAGTAACCGGAATAGGGCTGCTTAATTGTGTTGCACTTCCACCAGAGCCAAAGAATTTTTTAATAACAATATTTACTGTAACACTCGCTGCACTATTAGACATCCCTTCAAAATAAAAATTAAGAGGGAGAACATCACTGGCGAATGTACTTACCCCAGGAAAACGAAGAGCTAAACATTTTAAACTATCAGAACTAGATCCTGTTTGAACAATAATCGCATAAACTGGATTATCTGAAAAATTAGTAGATGTTCCTAATGCTGTGAAAGTTACAAAGTCATTAGCTGATAATCCGCTAGTATTTTCATAATACCATCCACCAGGCGCTACGTTCGTACTGGTTGAAGAAATTTTTCCAGCGACAAAACTATTTGCTGTTGAAGCTGGTACATTAGTATGAAATAGGAATTGTCCATTAGGGATGAAGTTAGTTATGTCATTATTTGATAGAACAGTCTGATCTATAAAATTAGGCCAAGCTTGACGAGTAAACTGAAGTACGCCATCAGAATTATAAACTTCAATGTAATAAAGAGAGATAATCTGGGTGCCAGTTATTACATCATTAATAAAAGGGAAGTAATAAGGAATGATATCGTTACCACTGTCATCTTGAAATGTTCCGACTGAGCTTAAAATTACAGGATTTGGTAATTCAGTATAAGTATAATTTGGTTCGGTTCCGCTCAATTCAAATACTGGCTGAGGTAAAGTACGCGCTCTATCTTGAAAGAAAAAAACCTTTCCATTCGCCAAAGGAAGACCAGTGTCTTTATCGACGAAGTACATCTCCAATGAAGGAGCTATCATGTAATCAGAGTTGAGTGCCATTATTACTACTTCCTTGTTGATAATCATTATAAGCGCCAACACCTCCTGTGATGGCAGCTTTAGATATTAGTCTTCCAAGACGAATACCTCGATCTTCTCCAGATTTCATTTTTGCTATAGCATGTAACTCATCAGCCCATTTGGGGTTAATCATTAATTCTGCAACTGCTTTGTTATATCTGTCCATATAAATTTTATTTAAAAAACTTTTTGCTAAACCACCTAAACTTACATGGATTTCACCAGCTTTTTCAGCTAAAGCTTTCCCTGACTTTGCAGTTAAATTATCTATTAAATCAGGAAAAGCTTCTTTCATTGCGGCCAGATTACTTTGAGCTGCAGTAACTTTTTTTGGATTTGAGGGATCGCCTAATCTTCTATAAAAATCATTATAATTGTTTCGATTTGTTAAAATTTTGTCGTAGAAATTCGATCCAGACAAACTACTTGATGCCATTGCATCTTCAATAGTTTCTCTTGTTTGACGTAAATTAGAAATATGTGAAGCAGCGGCATATTCAGGGCTTGCTTGCTTAATTTGTTTTGTGAGAATTTTATTTACTTGTTTAAGTTTTCCAGCTGCAGTATTACCAATAGCATTTTCACCTTGCCCTTCAATTAATCCTTGTATTCCTAATTTGGCATTATGCAAACCTTCCACAGTATTTTCGTAAGGACTAATACCGCTTTTTTGCATAAAATCATGTTTCATTAATTGAAGATCAGATAAAACTTGCTGATGTTTAGCCAGATTTTGTTGCAATTGATCAACTTGTTGTTGATGATTACTCATGCCACCTAAATAAGAATTAGGAGGATTAGCATTTAACTCCTCTAATTTATTCTGCAAGCCTAATGCATTTTGTTGGAGACCTTGTTCAAGATTGTTAAAAGGTTCCAGTTGTTGTTGAAATTTTTTAGAAGTTTCTGGAGTTAGACTTAATCTATCTTTAGCCAATTTAAGTGCTTTAGCTATTTTGCTTCCTTCTTCATATTTAGGAAGTTCTTGATCAATATGTTTAATGACAGGATTAACATTAACAATAGCATTGCTATTTCTAGCGGCTTGATAAGCCTTATCTTCAATTGTTGCTTTAGCATTTTTGGGAGAAATTTTATCCAACAAATCTTGATAAGCTTTTTCTTCTTGCCCCTGTCTTCGCAATCCAAAAGGATAAAGAATCTTACTACCAGGGCCACTCATAGCAGCTTCTTGTTGCATTGCACCAATTACAGGACTTCCTGTTTTTTCAGCTAAAGTAAGAGGAATTCCTATCTGGGCACCAGCATTTTCTCTTTTGATAGCAGTAGAAACTTGTTCCGGCGTTAAAGATTCCGCTGCATTTCTCGCAGCTAATTCTGCAGCTCCTCCTCCACGCAATCCTAATAAACCGCCAGCAATACCACCGCCCGCAGTTGTATAAGGAGAGCCGCCAGTAATTTGGCCTATTCCATAACCAGCCAAACTTCCTAATCCAGTTCCGGCAACTAATCTAACTAAAGGATTCAACGAAGATGTTGCCATCGATAAAAGCGTTGTAATAGCTGAAATTCCTGCGCCAGATAAACCACTCATTGCAGATTGAGTATTATCCAATCCCATTACTTTACTTCCAAGAGCAGCTGAAGTGCCGACTTTACCAATATTGGATAGATAGTCAGTTAAAATTTTTCCTGCACCTTTTGCTGGCAATAGAGAACTAGCATAAGGAATTTTAGAAAGTATTTTTAATTCTGGACCGCCCATCATTATTCCATAACCAGCAGCTCTTCTAACACTAGGACGATCTTCAGGGCGAACAAGAAACTCATCTAATTGTTGTAGCTGAGATTTTTTTTCAGAACGATCAGGCAATTGTGATAATAAATTTTCAACGGCAGATTTTTCTGGCGTATCAGAAAGTTTAGGAACATATCCAGAAGAAGGTGTATCTGCTAAAGTAGGTTGATATGACATCAGCCACCTCGCGATTCTTTGCGACGCAGATATTCTCTTATAGCATCTTTAGTTAATTGAGGCTGTCTATTAAACCAAGCCTTATAATGTTGAGGAGAATCAAAACTAGGTAATCCGTTTTTTTCAAAATCTTTTACTAAAGATAATGCACTACCAGATAAATTAGTTTTTTGATTACCTACTTCAGATGAATATTGTTGATTAATATTTATTTGGGTATTGGCATTTTGATTATTATATTTATTACCTAATTTATTGTTTAGATAATCTTTATATTGTCCTGGAGTTGAAGGAATTGGTTTTTGTGTTTTGATGTCCCAAAATGGGACGTCTCGATTATAATCAAACCATGCATTTCTTATTTTTTTAGGATCATTTATTCCTAAAGTATTTTGTGCATAATCAACAAAATCAGAATTTTCTTCCAATCTCTGTGATTCTGCTTGTATTCCTTCAAAAACATCATGCACTGCTTCTTTAGGCATCTTAGGTTGAAATTTAATTTGCTGTCCTAGTTTTTCCCGATAATCAGAAATTTTGTTTCCAAATAATTTTGAGGCCATTTCTACGCCAGCATTATTAGAATAATTAGCAGCTTCAACTGCTTTAGGATCGAATGTAGATATTTTATCAAAAATAGGTAGATCAAAAAGAGGACCTGTTGCCCATGCTTTATCATAAGCATCTTTAAATTTCGTTGCATTTAATAATAAATTAAATCCACTTGTACTATTAGTAGCAGCTTCTTTACTTAATTTATTCATTTCATCAATATCAACTTTAGCACCTTCACCTGCTCCTTTAAGTGCCGCTTCATCAGCTGCTTTTTTTTCTGCGGAGTGAAGTTTTAATGCCATTGCAACATTTCTTGCGGGATATTTTCCACCTTCACTATAATCTTTATGATTAGCATTCATCATAGGATCAGAATAATCAACTCCATTACTAGAACCTTTATAATTAGAAGATGTAGGTGGTTGATTTGAAGTTGCATTAATTAGTTGCGGAGTAACCGAAGATGGTCCAGGAAGAGTATATTGTCCTGTCTGTTTTAATTGTTGTTTGGCTCCAGGATTGGCTGCCAAAGCTTGCGGTACGCTATTATAAGTTTGGGCTTGAGGAGATTGCGAACCTTCTCCAAATATCGAATGCCATAATTGAGATAAAGGTCCTGGTTGGTTATTTCTAAAATTATTACGCATTGCATCTAAAGGATTAGAAGGAATATTAGCTAAACTTTGAACCTGTTTGTTAATCTGGTCAGGTGTCATATTTGCTAAAATCATTGGATCTGTCAATCCTTTAATAATATAAGAATATGGTGCATAAGTTGCATAGGCTGATTTAGATAAAATATCAGCTTGCAATTGTGATGGAAGATATGCGTTTCTTTGGATATCGCCATAAGCTTGCATTGCTGCTGGAAAAGCCTGATTAAAAGGATTCATCTGACCTGGAGTCAGTACTGGAAAATCTCTTTGAGCTAAACCCCATGCCATAAATTAACCTCCAAACATATGGCTCACAGCATTTCCAACAGCGCTTCCTGCGATACCACCGCCAGCACTGCCAAGCGGACCTCCTAAAACAGATCCAGCTATTGCTCCAATTCCACCTAAAATATCTCCAGCACCTTGTCCTTCTGATTGGTTCTTTGCTGCTTGACCAGCGAATTGTAACTGTCCTTGTTGAGATAATAGATCAGCCATAATTCTTGCCATCTGATCATTAGCATTAAAACCCATTTGATTTATTCCGCTCAATCCTTGTAGACCAGCACCATATAATCCTTGCACATGACCTAGATAGTTATAATAATCTTGGTTAGCCAAGTTAGAAGCGAGTTGACCTGCATATTGTTGATGTTGTGGAGTACCAGCCATCCCGCCGGCTGCCGCAGCATTATTAATTGCTTGCTCACCTTGATTTAATTGCCATTGGTAACCTGGAGACTGTTGATAGCCCTGTCCCCATTGAGAAAGCATTTGTCCAGGATTATTAAGAAGGTTGTTATAATTACCGTACTGCTGCCATAAGGCTTGATTTCCTGCTCTAATATATTGATCATAATAAGGGTGTGTTGCGCCAGGAATTTTATTCAAAAAAGGAGCTGCAGCTTTATAAGGATCGCTGCCGCCACCACCAAAAAGACTGCCTAAGCCTGCACCCAAGCTCAAGCCACCGCCAACTAATCCTGCTCTGCTTATATCATCCATAGCCCATCCTTAGACTTAGGGTAACGTTACAATCTCTTTGAAAGCTCCATTGAGATTTACTTTTAATTTATTATTCGTACTATCATACAATAGATCGCCATTATACGCAGCTGGATTTGATGAAGCCGCAACATTGGTTTGTATCTGAGTTATATTAGCTGCGGTTTGACTAGGGACAATATAACCTTCATTCGATAAATTCGTCTGCAAAGCAGTAATCAACTGCTGCATGATCAAAGCCCACTTTTCAGTAAGATAACCATTCCTATCAACAAACTGTACATTCTCAAAATTAGGTATGTTCATTGATAGATACTCACTATTCCATCCGTAGCAACGAATCTTCCCAAACCCCAGAACCTAAACTGCGGAACAAAATCATTGGCTGCACCAAGTTGCCAGTAAATCAATCGGTTTCTAAACAACCCTGGCGGATTAAGATTCTTAGACCATATAGTACCAAAACTTTCACCACCGTTTTTAGAAACAGATAAATGTACTGATTGAGGAATCGGTTGAGGAAAATTACTTACTACCGTAGCAAAAATATTTTCATTTATTTCTGTTAAGAGATCTAATCCAGATTGAGTTTGCAAAGGTTCATCAATAAAAGTTCTTAATCCGCCTACACCAACAGTTATATTCTCTCCAGCTTGCGTCATAATAATCTGATCATCTTCTGTTAAAAGATTATCAGAAAGAAATACATTTTCTTGCGTACCTTGTTCTAAAGTAAATGTAAGATTATTAATTGCAAAACGAGAACCATCAGGAAGACGAATATTACGGCACACCCTAACCCTGGGAATTTCCTTTCCATTGTAAGTAGTAAATTGTGTACTAATTTGATAAAGGTTGCCATCAATGAAGCTAACAAAGTAATACTTGTCATTAAAAAATGCAATACGCTTTGCGATATGCGCATTCGCATTTTCGTCACATAACGTAAAAAATTTCTTAGTATTGAAGTCATAGATATAGGTTAAATTATCATCCGGAAAAGTCAATTGATAAATGAGATGACCATCTTGCCGGAATAGAAATCCATATGAATTACCAGGATTAGTTAATGTAGTAAATTTAAAATCTATTCCATCTGTGGAAATACGATTAATATCTCCGCCGGTCGAATATGCAATCACTGGCCCTGACTTTTCATTAGCAGCAAGCCAGACCATGATATTTTCGTTATAAGCTATCGTAGCTGGATTAAGACAACCATAATCAATATTAACAGAAGAATTCCGCTGATAAGGAAATAACTGTAAACCAACGTCTTGCCAAGGTTCAGTAACAGTTTTACCAAAGACATAAAGTAAATTCCCCCTTCCAGGAAAACGCTGCGCTGCTACTACATTATCAGGTTTGGTTTGCAATGTCCCTTCATGTTGAGCATCGGCAGGCCATGAAGTTCCATCAT